GCATGGAACCAATTGCACCGACCGGCGTTTAATCCTCGTAATTGCCAAACGGAGGTTTTCCCGATGATCCAGTGGATCCTGATATTGCTTATTGTCGCAGCCGTCGCCGGTCTGCTTGGTTTTGGCCGGCTCTCGGGCGCGGCGCTCAGTGGCGCCAAGCTTTTGATCGGTATCGTGCTGGTGCTGTTCCTGCTCGCAGTCCTGGGCGTTTTTGCCATCGTCTAGCCATACATTCTTGATCCTCCAGATCAAAGCACAGCTGACCGCCGGAGAGGTTTCTCTCTGGCGGTTTTTTTGTGGGGGGTAGCGACAGCCGAAGCAGAATTTTCAGGGTGCGGCATTTGTGATAGTTTCAGACGGTGAAGCGGGGCACATGAGCGAGTCGGAAGGTCAGTTTTACACCCAGTTCTCCGGATCCCGACCGCCATGGACGATGGCAACGACGAGAATGCCGAACGCTTGCGGTTCATAGATCAGGATGTAATTGCCCTCAATCAGGATCCTCGCCGTGGGGCTCAGTTCCGGTCGGACCCCGCCCATATTGGGTTGAGTTGCTGCAAGAGCCGCCTTGTCCAGCAGGCGCCGCAGCAAGGCGTCCGCAGCGGTTTCATTGTCGAGGGCGATGCTGCGCCATATGTCGCGGATATCCTGCTCGGCCCGCGGGCTGAGCCGGGCCTCAGCCACGGCGTTCGGATTTCAATTCAGCGAGCAGGGTGTCAGCGTTTACAGTGCGGGCCTCGCCGCTTGCCATGCCGTCATCATAGGCGCGTTTGAGACGGTTGATTTCCAGTTCGCGCAATTCCTGGCGTTGTTCCCATAAGCGCAGCGCATCACGCATCACCTCGCTGTTGGAGGCATAGGAGCCCGACGCAACAGCCTGCTGCAGGCGCGCAATTTGTTGCTGGGAGAGCGAGATGGTTAGCGTTTTCATCGGTTCGTGTTTCATGCATTCAATTTAGCAAAACCAACAGGAACTAACAAGAATTATGAGGAATTGCGCTTCAGCCCCTGCGAGACTGTTCCCAAAAGGAAACCGCCAAATTCGGATCGATCAGACGAGGGAAAAAATAGGAAAATAATCCTTGACGGCGTCACGGTCCTCTGGTAGGGTTATGTCATCGTCACAGAAGTGCGCCGGAAGCGGTGCCGGATCGCCGGGTGCTCCGGTGGGCGTGATGAGTGAAAATTGTCGTATGCGCCAAGCGCCTCTGGTTTTCCGGGGCGCTTTTTTGTTGGCCGCTGATGGCCGGTTTTGTCTGAATTGTGCGAGGCTGTGATGACCGAGACCTTTTTGGGTGCCGGGCGCCCCATGCTGTCCGAAATTCGCGGTGCGTCTGGGCAGGCGGCGGTGGCAGGTGCGGGGTTTTGCGCGGAGGGCGGCAGCGCCGAGAACGTGCTGATCGACCAGCTGATCGATCATGTGCTGGCGCTCGAGCCGCTCGAGCTCAAGCAGCAGGACGCGGTGGCGCAAGACGGAGCAGGTCCGCCCGCAAGTGAGGGGAACCGGGCGGCATCGACGTTGCTGACAGACAGCACCCAGCGGATGCTCATGCAGATGCGCTCCGTTCTTGACCGCGAGGCGGCACGGCTGGGTGCCGACGGGGCCGAGGGAAAGGCGGCGGTTGACCAGGTGGCGCTGATCGCCCGCACGCTGGAAAAGATCGACCAGATGGAACGGCTGATTGCCGAGGACCAGGCCCGCTCCATGCAGCGGACGCTGAGCCCAGACGAGCGCGATCAGCTGCGGCAAACGGTGCGGCAGCTCATTCTTGCGGCGGCCGAACGGCTGGCGATTGAACGAGCCGGTGAACAGCACAGCGCCGATGAAACCGGGAAGGCGCAGGAATGACGAGGCAAGCGTTGACTGCCAAGCTTATGGCCAGCGCCTGGGATACCCCCGGACCCGGCGAGGCTGCGGTGCCGATCCGCAATCTTCTCGCTTGCGGATGGCGGCCCAGCCCTGTGTGGCGCGGGCACCTCAAGGCGTCCACCACGGAGCCGGCGTCAACAGCCGACACCGTGACCGATCTGGTGTCAGCCCATATCGCGCGGCTCGATGATCAGGCGCTGATCGAGAATGCCACCGCCTGGGAATTCCTGGCCCGGCCCGAACAATTGCCGCCCGAAGGAGCATGGCGCACCTGGCTGATGATGGGCGGGCGCGGTTCCGGAAAAACCCGGGCCGGGGCCGAATGGGTGCATGCTCTCGCCTCGGGGGTAATGCCGGGGCTGGGCAAGGATGGCCGCATCGCGCTGGTGGCGGAAAGTTTTGGCGACGCCCGCGAGGTGATGATTGACGGGGTGTCTGGAATCCTGGGCGTGGCGCGGCATCAGCGCCCGAGCTTCGAGGCAACACGGCGCAGGCTGGTCTGGCCTTCGGGCGCGGTGGCGCAGATGTTTTCATCCGAGGATCCCGAAAGCCTGCGCGGGCCGCAATTCGATCTGGCCTGGTGTGACGAACTGGGAAAATGGCGGCATCAACGCGAGACCTGGGACATGCTGCAATTCGGCCTCAGGCTGGGTTCAAACCCGCGTCAGCTGGTCACGACAACGCCGAGGGCGACGCCGCTGATGCTGGCGCTGGTCAAGGACGCGGCCACGCGGGTGACGCAGATCCGGACCGAAGACAATGCGCAGCATCTCGCGGCAGGCTTTCTCGACGCCATCCGTGCGCGCTATGGCGGCACCAGACTGGGACGACAGGAGCTGGATGGAGAGCTGATTGCCGACCGCGAAGACGGGTTGTGGCGGCGCGAGCAGATTGAGGCGCTGCTGGTGCGCAATCACGGCCCGCTCGCCCGCATCGTGGTGGCGGTCGATCCGCCTGCGGTCAGCGAAGCCCGCTATTCCTGCTGCGGCATCGTCGCCGCCGGATTGGATGGCGAAGGCCGGGCGGTGGTGCTGGCCGATGGCTCGGTGGACGGCGCAAGCCCGTCGGGCTGGGCGGGCGCTGTAAGCAGGCTCTACCGCCGCTTTGACGCCGATTGTGTGGTGGCCGAGATCAACCAGGGCGGCGACATGGTAACCAGCGTGCTGCGCACCGTCGATCCGACATTGCCGGTGCGGCAAGTCCGGGCGTCGCGTGGCAAGTGGCTGCGCGCCGAACCGGTCGCGGCGCTCTATGAGCAGGGCCGGGTGGTTCATGCCGGCCATTTTGCCGCGCTCGAAGACCAGATGTGCGATTTTGGCCCAGACGGATTGTCATCGGGTCGCTCGCCCGACCGGCTTGACGCGTTGGTCTGGGCGCTGACCGAGCTGCTGCTGGGCAGCCGGGGCGCACCGCAGATCAGGCATCTTTGAGGCGGCCACAGAATCGGGCAGGCTTGCTGCCGAGGCAACCGGATAGGAGGCGAAGATGGTCCAGGCGGATGCGACGGAGACGGCGATAGATAACGTGCTGGCCGGCTATGCCGGGCTTGGCGCGGACTGGATCGCGCGGTCGGATGGTCTGAGCTGCGACGAGATTTACGCGCCGGTGGCTGATCTGCTGCCGGTTGTGCCCTGCCGGGTTCTCGATCTCGGCGCTGCCACCGGACGCGACGCGGCATGGCTCGCGGCCAAGGGCCATCGCGTCACCGCCGTCGAGCCGGTGGAGGTGCTCCGCCAGGCCGGACAGCGTCTGCACCCGATGACGGCAATCGACTGGGTCGATGACCGCCTGCCGCGACTGGAGCGGATCGGCGCCAGCGAGATGTTCGATTGTGTGCTGGCCAACGGCGTGCTGCATCATCTGCTGCCGGACGCGCAAGCTACGGCAACAGGCCGCCTTGCCGCGCTGCTGAAGCCCGGCGGGTTGTTGATCGTTTCGCTCAGGCATGGCGCCGGGCCTTCAAACCGGCGCGCCTGGCCGATTGATGTGAATGTGTTGATTTCGGTGGCGCGGGCAAACGGCATGAAACTGATCCGCCGGGTCGACAAGGGTTCGATCCAGCCGGAGAACCGGGATGCCGGTGTCACCTGGACCTGGCTGGCGCTGAAGCGGGATGAGCCTGCGGCCATGACTGAGCGCTGACTGGCCGTCAGCAAACCGGCCGCGGCTATCATGGCTGCGCAATATCCTGAGACCACAGCCCGTCTGGTTCGCCCGGCGGGCTTTTTGATTCCGAACGTGAAAGGGCATTGATATGGCATTCGGATTGAGGCTTCCCTGGACATCTGCCAAAACGCCGCGCGCGCCTGCCGCCAAGAGCTGGTTGCCCGGCGCGATTGCGGCACTCGCCGGGGAGCCGAGCGCGCAGTGGAGCGGGCGCAGCTATGCCGCGATTTCGCGTGAGGGGTTCATGCGCAATCCGGTGGCGCACCGGGCAACGCGGATGATCGCCGAAGCAGCAGCCTCTGTTCCCTGGCTGGTGTTTGCCGATGGCCGCGAGCAGGAGAGCCATCCGGTGCTGGATCTGCTTCACCGGCCTGACCCGAATGGCGCGGGCAACGGTTTTTTCGAAACGCTCTATGGCCATCTGGTGCTGTCTGGCAATGCCTGGATCAATCCGGTCAGTGCTGGAGGGCATGTGGCAGGACTGCAATTGCTCAGGCCCGACCGGATGCGGGTGATTACCGGACCGGATGGATGGCCGGCAGCCTATGAACATCAATCCGGCGGCAGGCGGCAGCGCTTTGCGGTGACCCCGGAAGAAGGCCCCGGAGTGTTGCATCTCAAGCTGTTTCATCCGCTCGATGATCATCTGGGATTTGCGCCGCTCGAGGCAGCCCTGATGGCGCTCGATCTGCACAATGCGGCGATGAGCTGGAACAAGGCATTGCTCGACAATTCCGCCCGGCCATCCGGCGCGCTGGTCTATCAGCCAAAAGACGGCGGCAACCTGACGCCGGAGCAATATGAGCGGCTCAAGACCGAGCTTGAGGAAGGCTATCAGGGCGCCCGCCGGGCAGGCCGGCCGATGCTGCTTGAGGGCGGGCTTGACTGGAAGGCGATGGGGCTGACCCCGCGCGACATGGATTTCATCGAAGCGCGCAATGGTGCTGCGCGCGACATCGCCCTGGCGCTGGGTGTGCCGCCGATGCTGCTCGGCATTCCCGGCGACCTGACCTACGCCAATTACCAGGAAGCCAACCGTGCCTTCTGCCGCCTGACCGTGCTGCCGCTGGTGCACCGGACAGCCGCCGCGCTGACGGCCTGGCTGCAGCCGATTCACGGGGCAGGGCTGAAGATCGACTATGACGCCGACCGGCTGCCGGGACTGTCTGCGGAACGTGACGGATTGTGGGCGCGGGTCGGTTCGGCTGATTTCCTGACCGATGAGGAAAAGCGGGAAGCTGTGGGATATCAGCGTGTTGCGAGTTGATCCGGACTCAAGAAGGCAAGTGCCTGAATCAAATTATGAGCCGGTTCTGGCAGCCAAAAACGGAGGAGGTGAAGCGATGCAAAGCATGGATCCGGAGCCGGCCATGCTGGCCGCCCGCATCGCGGGCGCTGTGGCCGGTGCGCTGGTCTCGCTCGCCTACATGATGCCCAAAGGGGCGCGTGAAGCGGTGGCTCGCGGCGTCGCCGGCATTGTCTCCGGCCTAGTGTTTGGCGCACCGGCAGGCGTGGCGCTGGCGCACTGGATGGGTGTCGCGCAATTGCTTTCGCCCACCGAAACCCTGCTCACCGGATCGGCTGCCGCCAGCATGACAGCCTGGTGGGTGCTGGGCGCGCTGGCCCGCATTGCTGACCGGACCGGGCGCGGACCCAAGATCTGAAGCGGCCGCCTGAAACCCTTTCGACAACATCAAGGACAAAACCATGACAAGCGACTGGAGCGCATCCGGACGGCAGCACAAACACGTCGATCTGGCACTGGAAGACGTCAGCGGCGACGGAAGTTTCTCGGGCTATGCCAGCCTGTTCGGCGCGGTCGATCTGGGCCGTGACGTGATCGAGCCCGGCGCCTTCTCGGCCTCGCTCAAAAGGCGGGGGGCGAGCGATGTGCGCATGCTTTATCAGCACGACCCGGAGCAGCCGATCGGCCGCTGGCTGTCGATCCGCGAGGACAACCGCGGCCTGCATGTCGAGGGCAAGCTGGCGCTCGGCGTGGCCCGTGCCCGAGAGGTGCATGAGCTGATGAAATCCGGCGCGCTCGACGGGTTGTCGATCGGTTTTCAGACCCTGCGGGCCCGATCCGAGGCAAAGGCCGGGGTGAGGCGGATCCTGAGTGCCGATCTGTGGGAGATTTCGGTGGTGACATTTCCGATGCAGCCCGGAGCGCGGGTGACTGCGGTCAAGGCGGCGGGGATGCAGCTGTCATCACCGGCTGCGCCAAACCCGATCAAAATCTCGACTTCGGCACTGTCAGTGCGCGAACTCGAACGTCGGCTCACGCGGGATGCGGGGCTGACCAGACGCCAGGCGCGCGGGCTGATCGCCTGCGGCTACGGCGCGCTTTCGGACAGGCAGGACGCTGCGCCGGAGGATCTCAAACGCCTGGAGCTGCAGCTGCGGACTTTGACAAGCCTGATGTCTCGCAGCTCCCGGCCCAACGAACCCAACCTGTTGAAAGGACGACCCATGAACACCCGGACCAAGACGGCGCGTGCGCCCGAAACCAAGAGCGTCGATGCTGACGTTTCCGCCGCCTTCGAGGACTTCATGTCCGCGTTTGAACACTACAAGCAGTCCAATGACGCGCGGCTGGCCGAGATCGAACGGCGCGGCAACACTGACGTCATTACCGAGGAGAAGATGGCGCGCATCGATACGGCGCTCGACGAGCAGAAACGCGCTCTCGACGCGTTGGCGGTCAAGCGCGCCCGTCCCGATCTCGGCCGCGGCGGCGGTGGTGCGCCAAGCCCGGTGCGCCAGGCATTTGATGCCTATGTGCGGCGCGGCGACGAGGCAGGACTGCGCCAGGCGGAGCTAAAGGCCATGTCGGCGGGAAGTGATTCCGATGGCGGCTATCTGGTGCCTGACGAGCTCGACAGCGAGATCGGGCGCAGGCTCTCCGAGCTATCGCCGATCCGCTCGATTGCCACCGTGCGGCAGGTCTCGGGCGCGGTGCTGAAAAAGCCCTTTGCGCTCGATGGCATGGCCACCGGCTGGGTGGGCGAGACCGATGCCCGGCCACAGACGGCCGCACCGCAACTGGCGGAATTGCAGTTTCCCACAATGGAACTCTACGCCATGCCGGCTGCCACTGCCTCGCTGATCGAGGATGGCGCGCTCGACATCGAGGGCTGGATTGCGGCGGAAGTGGAAGCCGCATTCGCCGAGCAGGAAGGGGCGGCCTTTGTCAGTGGTGACGGGGTCAACAAGCCGCGCGGCTTTCTCGATTACCCGAGTGTTGATGACGACAGCTGGAGCTGGGGCAATCTCGGTCACATCGCCACCGGCGCTTCAGGCGCCTTCGGCACTGATCCGTCAGACCGGCTGGTGGAGCTGATCTATGCGCTGAAGGCCGGGCACCGGCAGAATGGGCGCTTCGTGATGAACCGCAAGACCCAGAGCCAGATCCGCAAGTTCAAGGATGCCGATGGCAACTACCTCTGGACGCCGCCGGCAGGAGCGGGACAGCAGGCTGCATTGATGGGCTTTGCGGTGGTGGAGGCTGAAGACATGCCCGATATCGCCGCAAATTCCACGTCGATTGCCTTCGGCGATTTCCGCCGCGGCTATCTGGTGGTTGACCGCACCGGAGTGCGCATCCTGCGCGATCCCTATTCGGCCAAGCCCTATGTGCTGTTTTACACCACCAAACGCGTCGGCGGCGGGATGCAGAATTTCGAGGCGATCAAGCTTCTGAAATTTGCCGCCTGACGGTTTCAGGTCCTCTCAAGAACGCCTCTCCCGGTCGCCGGGGGAGGGAGCTGAACCCCCCACGCATCCCATTGCCGGAGACTGCCATGACCCTGATTGAGACCGATCCGCCGCTGGCGGAACCGGTGACCCTAGCCGAGCTGAAGGCACATTTGCGCATCGACGCCAGCGACGAGAATGAGCTGCTTGAAGGCCTGGTCCGGGTGGCGC